GGTGCAGTTGTTACAACAGGAGTCAGTGTTGGTGGTGGCGGGGGATTCACAGGAGCAACAGGAGTCGCAACTTCTGGTGGAACTGGATCTAGTTTGACTGTTAATACTACAGTTGATTCTGATGGAAACATTACTGCTGCTGCAGTAAACGCAGGTGGTTCTGGATATCTAATCTCAGACACCGTTACAATCACCAATGCTAATGCAGGTAAGGTTCTTACATTAAACTTAGCAACATTATCTGGTGGAACAGGTTACACATCTGCAACTGGAGTCGCAGTTACTGGAGGATCTGGTTCTTCTATGACTGCTGACATTACAGCATCTGGTGGTGCTATTACTAACGTAACAGTTAATAATGGTGGAACTGATTTTGCTGCAGGTGAAACCATAACTATTGTTAATGCTAATGCTTCTGGAATTAAGACTGTAGGTAACTTTGGTGCAACTGATGCAGCAAGAACTCCTGGCACTTATACCTTAGGCACATCTGATTATTCTACTCAAGCATCTGGTGCTAGCGCAACATTTACCGTTGTGATTGGCACTGGTGGAACTGTTGATTCTGTTACCGTCACAGATGATGGATCTGGATTCATTGTCAATGAGACTGTCACAGTTGCTGATGCACAACTTGGTGGTGGTGGCGGTGCTGCTCTCACCTTTGATGCTACAGCAATTCATGGTAATGGTGCAACAGTTAATATTGCTACCGTTGCAACTAATGCAACATTAACTCTTACTGACATCACAACGATGGAAGTTGGAGCAACAGTTACTGGAGCAACCTCTGGTACTACTGGAGTTATAACCGCTATCGGTTCTACCTCAGTAACACTTGATAATGTTGACGGATTCTACAAAAAAGGAGAAGTCGTCAGTGCTAATGATGTTACTACTTTGACAATATCCTCATTCAGTTAATAAAAAATGTCTGCTACTAGACCCGCAAGTAAAACCGAATTAAAGAACTATGCTCTTCGTAGATTAGGATATCCTACGATAGACATCAACGTTGCGACTGAACAACTTGATGATCTAATCGAAGAAGCAATTGATTATTACCAAGAGTATCACTACAATGGTAGTTATAAAACCTTTATGAAAATTGAGGTTACTGATGCGATTAAGACTGCAGCACAAGGAAATACACAAGCAGGTTCTTCGGCATGGTATGAGCAAGATAATTATGTCGATCTACCACCTGGAACTTTAGGAGTGAACCATGTATATTCTCAGATCGGTGCATCAAGTATCGTTCCTGGAAATATCTTTAACATTAAGTATCAAATCTTTTTGAATGACATCTATGCTATGACGCATGGTCACATTCTACATTACTTCTTAACTTCACAGTATCTTGAAACTCTTGACTGGGTAACTAACTCACAAAGAGATCGTAGAGTAAGATTTAATGAACATCAAGGTAGATTATATCTTGATATGGATTGGGGAGACATGACAGCAGGTGACTTCTTATTAGTTGAATGCAGTCTCAGACAAGATCCAGTTACATTCACAAGCATGTTTAATGACAACTGGTTGAAGGATTATGTGGAAGCATTATTCCAACAGCAGTGGGGAAGAAACCTAAGTAAGTATGATGGTATTCAAATGCTAGGCGGTGTCACCTTAAATGGTAGACAGATCTTAGATGATGCAAGTAAGTTCAAGACAGATCTTGAAGAAACACTTCGTACAACTTATGAACTTCCACCTTTAGACTTGGTAGGGTAAACCGTAATGGCAATTTCCAACACTCCCGCACAGGATTATGTACAATCAGACTATAGCAACAGTGCAAGACTAAACATCAATGGTTCTGCTCAAGAGCAAAAGTTTATCGAAAACCTTATTGTAGAAACTATTGAGATTTATGGGCAAAACATTTACTATGTTCCGAGAACGCTTGTCAACCGCGATTCGGTCTTTGGAGAAGACTCGGATTCAAAATTTGAAAGCGCGAAACCTATTAGAGCATACGTCAATAATGTTGAAGGATGGGAAGGACAAGGTGAGTTACTTAGCAAATTTGGAATCCGTATCGAAGACAAGACAACTTTTATATTCTCCCGTGAAAAATTTAAAACTGCTGTGGACGACAGTACGGTCCTTAACGTCGAAGGACGACCGAACGAAGGGGACTTAATTTGGTTTCCAGTAACTAAACACCTATTCTCAATCCAGTTTGTAGAAGCAGAAAAACCTTTCTATCAATTAGGAAAAGGATATGTTTGGGAATGTCAGTGTGAACTCTTCGAGTACAGCGACGAGGAAATCAATACTGGTATTGCAGATCTCGATGCTGTAGAAACTGCATTCGCAAATGCGATTACAGTTGGTCTTGTAGCAGGAGGTTCTGGTACATTTACAGCAGGTGAGACTATCACTGGTGGAACATCAAATGTAACTGCAGAGGTTAAGTCCTTTGATGCTGCTACTAGGACATTAATCGTAATCAACAGATCAGGCACCTTCCAGGTCCCTGAGACGGTCACTGGTGGCACTTCTAGTGCATCTTGGACAACTGCTACATATAATACGATTCAAAATGTCAACTCAGAGTTCGACCAGAACAACGACTTTGAGACTTTAGATAATGACATCATCGACTTTACCGAATCAAATCCATTTGGTTCAGTCGGATCAACAACTGATACTACAATCTAATGTTAGGAAATTATTCATACCACGAAATATTCAGAAAGACTATTGTTGCGTTTGGTACGCTATTCAACAATATCGAACTTCGTCGTCAAGATGAAGTGATGAAGGTGCCTTTGGCATATGGACCAAAAGATAAGTTCTTAGCACGTCTAGACCAAGTACCCGATCCTACAAACAAACGGGTGTCAATTACTCTACCCCGTATTGGTTTTGAGATCACTGGTATCACCTACGATTCTTCTAGAAAGGTAGCACCAACACAGAAAATTAAAATTGCAAGTACAGCATCAAAGAATAAAAATACTTTTATGCCTGTCCCATATAATATTGGGTTTGAATTAGCAATCATCTCTAAGAATCAGGAAGATGGATTGCAAATTATCGAACAAATTCTACCAGTATTTCAACCTCATTATAATCTTGCAGTTAAGTTACTGCCCGAAATGAGTGAGATCAGAGATATCCCTATTGTGTTAAACGATATTGATTATGAAGATTCATATGAGGGAGACTTCTCTACCCGTAGAGCAATCATTTATACTTTACAATTTACTGCAAAGACATACTTATACGGACCTGTTACATCAGCATCGACTATCAAAAAGTCCACTCTCGAATACTATTCAAGTACCGATACAACAAAAGCACCAAGAGAGGTACGTTACCAAGCAACACCTATATCCTTACAGGATAGAGATGGAGTTGTTGCTACTACTCTTTCTTCTGCTACAGATACAAATGATAATCTAATAGCAGTTGCTGATGCTAGTGGTATCGCTAAGTTCGATCACATCTATGTTGATACTGAACTTATGAGAGTTAGCAAGAAAGATGGTAACAATCTCACAGTAATTAGAGCACATGAAGGAACTGCTGCTGCAGCACACACTTCTGGTTCTAGTGTATTCTTAGTCAATACAGCAGATGCGGATCTCCTAGATAGTGACGACGACTTTGGTTTCGGTGAAATGAAATCTGAGTTTACAGATAATAAGAAACGAAACTTCGTAAGTGGTAATGATGAGGCAATTTAATGGCAGATCCCTTCAGTGGTTTGAATGAAACGTTCGGAGCAGAACCCTCTGAACTACAGAAACATGTAGAAAATGTAAAACCAACTCTTAAGAAAACAGATTCTCAAGATGTAAAGCAGGACTATGAAATTAGTCGCGCTCAACTACATAATCTTGTAATGAAAGGACAGGAGGCAGTAGATGGAATACTTGATGTGGCACGAGCGTCAGATCATCCTCGTGCTTATGAGGTGGCAGGGCAACTCATCAAGAATGTGGGAGATGTAGCAGACAAGTTAATTGATCTTCAGAAAAAGATGAAAGAACTTGATGCTGATGAAACTAAGATTACACATAATACTACTAATGCTTTGTTCGTTGGTAGCACTGCTGAGTTACAGAAAATGTTAAAGCAGCAAAAAGAGATAAATAAAAAGGACACGAAATAACACGACACGACAATGCCCGTATTAAAAGTATTAAGTACTAACGCTATTGCAGGATCTGGAACTGAATATCAAGTAGTACAAACAGGATATTATAGAGTGCTTGCAACAGCAGCAGCATCTACAGTATCATTTAATGGTGGACCTGCTATCACACTGGTACAGAATGAAGCACTCCTCCTTAAGTCAGGAGCAAAACCTGGTCAAGCAAGAATTACTAAAGCAGTAG